CCGGGGAGGTGGAAAGTTATTCCACCGGTTTGAGGCAAACCTCACCAAGGTTCGCCAGGGTGACGACGATTAAGTCGTCACCCAGCCCCCTTTCGGAGAGCTCAGCACCGACCCAGTCCCAACAAGAACTGGAACGGCGCTTAACGACGGTTCTTCTCCGGTATTCCCTTATGGAGAAGGAGCCGTCCCTAAGTTTACCCGACAAGGCAGTCGTGAGTTGGCCGTATGGATTGTACCAGGCGCGAGCCAGGTATTTTTCGACGGCGTTCGCACGATTCCCCTTGCTCTTTCGAACTCGGGAAATAAAGGACTCTTCGTCAGTAAGTATTACCTTGTAACTAGCTACAGTTAGGCATTTATAATTTAGCCCAAACTGACGCCGGTTAGCTGTACCTGCACCATAGGCTGTCGGTACGCGGATTCCAGCGACTTCTGACTCGTGCATCGGGACGAAAAACCTCCTCCTGCACTGAGAGAGCAGCCACTGTACTACCCGCGGCAACAACACGCGATGCTTGGCACACCAGACGTTGAGTCTGTTGATTGTCGAGTAATAGTCGCACACATCATCAAGGCGCTTGATATAAACGCCCCGGATGTCGTGGCCGGCAAACCAGTCCGAACCACACGACTCTCGAAACGGTCCTGAGTTAAAGGACTTGTCCACATTCACAGTATGTCCAAGGTGATTCAGCATCCGGCAAACGAGGCCATAAGCCTCGGTCACCACGATGATATCGTCACCAAAGACACCATAGTTTCCTAGTGAAGTGCCACGGGGATTCTCGATTTTAATACCGAGGACCCTATAGCATGCGTGGACAACACTCGCGAACAAAATCGTCTGCAGTGGAAATGTGAAAGCGTTTCCCATTGAAGACATCATATGTAACTCGACGACTTGACCGTTTGGTAGTACGGTAGATGGTGACCTTGTCCTTTCTAACCATCGGTGGATTGATGGAGGGAAGAACTCGTTAATCATCTTCGTCGAGTTAAGATCGGAAGCTGAACTAAGGTCAATTGTAGCAAAACGACCGGTTCTACTTCCTACCCGAGCAAGAGCGCGATTTTTATCCGGTTGCGACGACAGGTCAATACCAAAGAACTGCCGAAGCCGCCGAAGTAAGACGCGCTCTATCCCCTTTTGAAACAACATATTAATTAGGGGCTCGGTACATATGGTTCGTGAGATCGTTGCGGTCTTAGGAACAAAAGTTAGCTTACTACCTGCAACGACGCTGTAACCCATCGTGGCCTCTCGTATTTGTTCACCGAGGGACCAATTGGGGTCGTCAGCAATCGCGAGTCGATACAAATCGACTAAGTCCGACGATGAAGACGTGGCCGGGGAGCAGAACACCTTGGAGTAGAAGTCAACATTAGTACAACCAATGTTGGCCCCTTTTCCTACATCCAGACCCTCACGGATCCGGTTGAAGGTCAAAAGTATCCCACGCCCGGCCTCATCATGGCCGAAGCTGTCTAGCGTTGCTTTCGCTTCGCCGACGGCCACCACCATTTCATCGTCCTCAGGAGCCATACCGCCCCAGCTCGCACAACGACTGTTGCACGCGAGAAAAAGCTCGAGCGCTTTAGCGTTTCTGGTTTCGTCACCGCTTTCGTCTTCATAAGTATATTTCTTCAGAAGACTACGGCGAAGGCTTGCCAGAGTTGCTTGATAACGTTCGGCATCGGGGAGGCGAGGGCCGACAAGGCCCGGCTCGAAACCTGAGGATTCCAAATCGGACTCAAGTAGCTGAGTAAGATTACTAGCGCAATCAGGCATAGTGTCCACCCAAAAAGTCGTTCCATGATTGAACTCCTAAGAGGTATTAACCTCGGTTACCAACGTCCTACATGATTCCAGTCACGACGGTATCGCCGATGCCAGCGGACTGCTGGCTCAGCGCACCGATATGAAGGGAACACATCGCACGAAGGTTAGGAGTGTCGGCGGTGTCCGCGCCTGCTGGGATGGAAATTACTGTATCCATCATAGCGACAGCGTAGGCCTGCCCCGCAAGCGGGAGCGCACCCTTACGGGTGAGAACCCTGTAGCGGTTCATTGGAACATACTTGATGACCCCAGTCGTCGGATTTGCTTTGCCCAGGGCCTGAAAGACCTTAGGGCGAAACGACGTCAAAGTGAAGGGGTCAGTGGCACTGTGCGTACGGACTCCCGTCTGCGTCCCACCGAGCGCAGTAACCGCGACTTGACGCCCATTAATATCAGGCGCTACGTCGTTGGCATGCGTATAAGTGGGGGCAGTGAGACCCGTTTGCGCTGCCCCGGTAACGGGGCTGGTAAAGGTGATTGCCATGAGGATGACCTATTTCCTAGAAAAGTGTTTCTGGGGATGAATGGAGTTCGCTTGAACGGCCAAAGCAGCCATATTCAGCCACTTCATAGGTGATCCTGGAAGCTCAAAGGCAAGCCTCTGAACGCTAGGACCACCGGACCCTCTTGCGAACTGTCTGTAGGTAAGACTAGTAGAGGCAACCGACTGTTCCTGGTACCCATCGAACTTTGCCCATCCCACGAAGTCAACCATGGCCTTGGTTTGGAGTTTGTCGAGAGCCATTTCTAGCTCATAGACGCCGTCGTTAACCACGGTCTTGTTGCACCACGCGAGATAGCGCAGATCAGTAAAGGACTGCTCCAGGATATCTCCAATATTAGAGAAATAGTCGATTAGGAAGGACCACGGAAGTAACTCCCAAGCCGCAGGTACAAACTGGCTAAGCTCTAAACCAAAGGCTTCGCTAGCTCGCTGTGTGGTCGAAAGGTTCGTGATCTCGCTTCTGGCTCTAACGTATTTGCCACGGTACTTCACTTTCTGTTGGAGATATTTCTTCTCCCACCCTGAGAACATTAAATCATGTTGGTCAGGGCTCCAGAAGTGCTCAGTGGCACCGGCTACTACCTGCTTCTGTTTACCGACGGCAGTGATCATTTTAACGTGAACCGGACTCTCGTTATAGAGGTCCAGCGCGTCAAGAACGCCACTGATATCGTTCAGAAGTGGGCGCCAGCCGAAAGACTGCTCGAGCCATAGCCCCGACAGAGCGCGCTTCCACCGGTCAGGATCTGACTTAGGTGAAAGCCTCTTATGACGCTTAACCGCATCCAAATAATCGCGGCGAACAGCGCCCATCAGAGACTCTGCCGGCTTCCTTAGCATCCGTAAAGTTTCCCGCAGCTCACCAAGGCTCACAAGGCCATCACTGCCCCGCGAAACCGAGTTGTACTTGCGAAAGAACTTCTTGGTTGCTATCCTATCGGCGACTCCATCCGTTATCACTGTCGCTGACGCCACCCCAGAAATGCGGGTGGGCCAAGGATATCCGTTCCAGTAAACCGGACAGCGGATATACGGGTCAGTGATCAAGGACCGCTTTAGCAGTTGAAACATTACGCCCCTTCCGGGGCTCTGCTTGGCGATCCAGCGGCGGCCGTTAACAGGCGTCGTTGCGGCTCTGTTCTCTCGAATTAGCTCCCTCCAATTAAGGAAACCTCCAGCGTCGGACCTGTCGTCCGTGAGATTTGTCGACCAAGACTTATCCCACGAAAAATAGTTTCCGGCGTTATTGGTGTCCCCATCAGAGTGGAACTTCGAGTTATAGAACCGCTTCGTCGACTTGGCTGCCATGATTCAGGAAGTAGAATCAAGAGCCCTAGGGCTCATGAGAGACTCGTTCGCGTCGGGATTAGAAGGATCACCTTCAGCTTTGTAAAACTGTTGGAGGTCCATCACAACCTGACGTGTGGGTGTATTTTCAACGCTCGTCGGATCGAGCCAAGACCAGTCAAGCTTAAACGTGAGGTCATCTTCGACGTTACCGTCTAGGACAATCCTCACGTCAAGCCGGCTGGGACCTGAACCGATCTTCTGATCAGGCTCGTACACAAGAGTTGCCAGGCCCAAGAGGTGGTGACCATAAAGGTCTTGCACCTCGAAAAGTTTGACGCTTCGAATGTACGGTTTGATCATTAGAGCTCCGATGAGTTAGTTGACACCCTTGGCGAGTC